TAAATAATAGGATATGTTTTTTTTATATAAATAAAAAACCCCACATAATTAAATGTAGGGTGTAATATTTTTTATTTTAATTGATTAGTAAACTAATACACATCTATCCATACGAAGTGTTGCCGAAATTGTTGCCAAAGCGTCCGAACTATATTGTAAAGCGTCAAAGTTAACATCAGTTAGAAAAGTCCCTTCTAAAATCCATTTTTCCACAACAACACCTGTTGGGTCTAACATCTCAAGGTCAATGTTTTTCTTATACCCCGCAGCGTATCCCATACGTCCTGTAACAGACTCCGCACATAAACGTACCCATTCCATAAGTGCTTGTGATGCTGAAGGTCCAATTGGGTCTCTAAATTTGACATTAATTGTTCCCCAAGTAAATCTACCCGCAACATACGTTGAAGTATTTAAAAATGGTATTTCAACATCTTTAATTGTTATATGTGGTCTAGCAGCAGATTCTACGAACCATTCGTTAATCCCTAAAGTAGATGGAAATCTTACAATAAACCTATTTTGTCTTTTTGGTTCATACGGGATGGGCATTTTCATTAATAAATCAGCCATTTTCTATTTGTTTTTTAATTTTTATTTTTTTATCTTGTTTATTATAAATATAACTTATTTAATTTTTTTCTCTTGACTTTCAGAATTAAAAAACTTATCATTCTAGAAATCCTAGTTTTTATATTAATAGTTAATTTATTAATTTTTATTTATTACTTTTTTTTTTATTATAAATATTTTAATATTCTTTTTTAATCCCTCCTGCTGTTGAATATGTTTTAATTATATTTTCTGGGTCTTGCTCAAAATGTTTTTTCACAACTTCCACATTTTTTAAATCGTCATCTGAAAAACCAATCTTAGGAACAAAATAATTATTTATTTTATTTTTTAAAAAAGCTTTCTTTTGTATATGTTGAGACATTGCCTTAACATAATTAACAAATTCTTTTAACGCATTTATTTTACCTTGTTCCGGATTTGTTGCGGAACCTTCACCATAAGTAACAGGATAAAATTTACACAAGTCCAAATATTCTCTAATCATTTCTCTTTTTGAAACATTTTCCTCATCCGCTAAATCACGATATTTTTCTAAATTTCTCACCAATTCGTTTGAATCAATTCCGTTTGTGTTTGAAACAATATAGTTATAACAAGCTTCTTTTAATACCGATGGTGTATGTCCTCTAGCGGTAACAATTGAAAAAATTGAACCGTTATTAATCGCCTCAACAAAATCAGGCCAAGCCGGTGCTGGTTTTGCGGTCATAGAGTCAACAATAAATTGTTTATCTCCCTTAACACTAAACCATCTAAAAGGGTCGTTTGCAAATCCTACAATTGTGTGACCATCAAATTCAAAAGGTTCTTTTCCAACTTCTTCTCTATGAGTTGCAAAATCTTCGGTGGACATCCCAACCTCATCACCCTCCTCATCTTCCAATATTATTTTTGTCGGCATTGAGACAATGTTATCATCCCAATCAAATGCGTAATACTTCTCATCGGGGGCACCAAACTCATCAATTCCTTCTTTTATTCTATTTTTTAACATATCTTCAAATTAAGGCTTATTATGACCCACTATTACAATGGGTCATAATTTTTTTTATTATATATTCTCGAAAGACGCTCCGGTTGGAGTAATATAGAACGTAATGTCTATAAATTCTAACGATTTGGTTGGTTTGATGTAAATCTTACCTGTCATTTGATTTCTGTCTAAATCAGCAGCATCTGATGATACAGTAACTCGGAAATCATATAAACCTCTGTCTCTTCTGATAGCGTCCAAGATAGGGTTAACCGCGTCTAAGAAATCTTGTCTTACTTTTTGGTCGTTTTGTTCAAACAATAATCTTACAGATACTGCTGAAATCAATTTACGAGCTTGAAGTAATAATCTTCTTACATTTATTCTATCAAGTGCTGATTGTGCTACTTGTAGAGTTTTGTTACCCCAAATTACGGTACCAACATCAGAGAAAGTCGCAATTGGATTAATACGTCCTTGGTAAAGGGTATCTCTATCTTCTTGAGTAAGTTTCTTTCTCGCTTTGATTGCATTTACGATACCTCTTGTATAACCTGCCGCTGCGAACCAAGGGAAAGCAATATTGTCGGTTAATGCTAAGTTTCTAACAACTTCTGCGGTTGGTGGTAAATAGATTTGTGTATTATTAACACTATCTCTTGTTAATACCCAAGGGTAGTAGGTCGCAGTATAGTTAGAATCAATACCTCTGTCGTCTAATTCATTTACCGCTTCTTGAGGGTATATTAACGCAGTTGGGTCAGGACTCGGAATGAATAAATCACTATCAGCCGTTGTACAAATATATAATGAATCAGCTCTGTTGAACTCAATCATCTCAATAGCATCTTCAACCAAATTAGAGTTATTAGTATAATCAATACCCGGTGTAACAAATAAATTAATATTTACTGCCTCAGGATTTGAGAATGTTTGTTGTCCCAATAAATAAGCGTAATAATCAGAATTACCATAATCAACACTATTGTTTCCAACAGTAATTTGTTTAAATGCTCCCCAACCTGATGCTGTAGGATATTTAATTGTTCCTGAACAGTATCCATTTAAGAATCCTCGATTACCTAATTTAAAGGTATCGGTATTAGTTCTTGATTCTCTATAGATATCCCAACCGTCAAACCCACCTTGTACTAATAACGAGAACTTACGTGAATATATTCTATAGTAAGGACTTGTTTCATCAGTTGGGTCTGAAGTAAATGTTGCATCACCAACATAATATGCTGAAGTTCCACTTGTTGTATACACATTTGAAACTGTAATACCACTCGCGTTTTTATCCATGTGGAAACCTTTTGTTAATGTTAACCACTCAGCTACATCAGTTTCTGTACATAAACTTAATGGGTTTTGTTTTCCTTTATATTGGAAGAAATCAACATCATATCCCGCTCCGTTTCCTGTGGAAATACCTAAATAAGTTCTACGAACATTATCACCCGGACTTAATGTAGAGTTATTACCACCTGAACTTAATCCAAATGGGGGGTCAAATACCACTTCACCAGGATAATCGTATTTAGTTTTGTAGATTGGGAATGGTGATTTTGAAGAACCATATTGTCTGAATTTAAAACCTTGGAATCCACAAGGTAATGTGTCAATTGGTGCGTCTTCATTCATTTCTACCATTATGTATTTAGAATTCAACTCATACTCACCATCAGTTGTACCAATTTTTTGAGCCACAAATGAGTTATCATTAGGGTTCATAGTACAATTTGTGAATTTCTCAATAACAACCGGATTGTTATCGGTATCGTAAAAATCTCTAACCAAGACATCAAAAGTTAAATTATTAAAAGACATATTTGCTATAGATATTTTAACCTCAGTATTTGCGGCATTTCCATCGGAAATTGTGGCAAATCTAAATAAATTAAATACTTTACTACCTCTAACCTCAGAAACAATCCAAGGTGAAACTGGTGTTTGGTATCTTTCTAAGTAGTTAGCGATTGAAGATGGGTTTGCTCCAAGAGCTCTTGGTAACGATACCAAATTACAATTTAAACCTCTAATATACCCTTTATTATAACCATAGTTCAATAATGATTGGAATTTCTCCTCAACAAATAACGGAACAGTTGTTCTTGGTTTTGAAAAGTTTGAAGAACCAAACACTTTAGAAAGATACTTAGAATCTGATTCACTAAATGATGTCTCAAAGAAGAATGTATTACCATCATAATCTGTAACATTAATTCCAAATTCAGAGTATGGGTTTTTAGATATGTTTGAATATGTTGAAGCGGTACAATCAATTGATACATCCGTTGTCCCTGTAACTTCATAAGATGGTCCGTCACTTCCCGTACCATATGTTGCAATACCTCTTGAACGAAGTGTTGCTATAACCATATCATCAAAGTCAGTATATGATACTCCAGAGTAAACATAAATTTTACCACTAACAGTTCCACTATAACACGTTGTTATTGTTCCTAAACTATTTGACCCCGTATTACCACTTGTTGATGAAATACAAGGGTTAATTATTGATACGTTAACCGTCCAATTTCGAATATTAGTACCGTCTTGGGATGTTAAAACGTAAGCTTTTGTCCCCGCTGAGAAGTTTTGTGTCATCCCACTACTTTGTTGTGTAACACCACTAACAGTAACACCCGTTGTACAAGCACTAAACGTTACCGTTAAAGCTGATAAACCTGTTGAACCCACAGGTAATACAACGTCAATTGTGTTAGTATTGTAATTCACACTACCTGCAGTATTTGATACAGTTGCTGAACTAACAGATAATGAATAGAATGATGCACAATTTGATGATACTGATGTTTGTTTTAAATTACTTACAACGTTATAATATGAAAAACCACTATAAACACCATTATTGTTATCAAATAATGAATAATACCAAGGGTCATTATTTGCGTCGGTATAATCAGCATTGGTTGATGTAACACTATCGACACCAAAAACATTATTTTGTGATGTATAAGCACTTAAAGAGTTGTAATTAGAACCTGAAATAGTACCATAGTAATTAATTGACGTTGCTGACGTACTTGGTGTTGTTATTATTCCAAATAATTGTGTTTTTAAATCATCTAATAATGTTGATGTTGACCCATTAAATAATTCATAGGTATCATTTATTTTTGATGAAATAAGTGTTGGTAACGCGGATGTTGTTGAAATTGTGTCAATATTACTATTACATCCAGTGAATGTGAATGTAAATGGGGTTATTGTATATCCCGTACATATATTTGTACAAGAATTAACATCATAAGTTGTAGCGGAACATTGGAAACCAACTGTTGATTTATCAACATTCGCTATTGTTTTAATTGACCAAGATGGTCCCGCGTCATATCCTGACAATCCCAAAACTCTCGTAACAAACAATTGATTTGATTGTTGTAAATAAGATTTTGCGATATACGAAGCTTCATACTTCGGTATTTGTGTATTAATAAATTTTTCAGGTGATGTCCCCCCAAAGAAGTTAGTAAATTCATCAAAATTTCGTATAAAGATAGGTTCGAATGCTGGACCTTTTTGTGTCTCACCTACGACACCTAATGTGGTAACTCCCACACTCTGTGCTACGAAACTTAAATCAACTTCGGAAGTATATACCCCGGGAGATACGAATACTTTGCTGTTTGTTGCCATTAGTTTGTTTTGTTTATAATTTTATTTATATATAAATATTAAAAAAAAATCAAAATACTTTACTTCGTAGCAACTATTTATATTTTAGGGAGATTATTTTCTACCTTTT